AAAGATCATTCAAGCAACACACACGGCTGATCTAGCTGTCGACTTCGGCCGTAAGACCAAGAACCTAGTAGACCAACAAAACTACAAAGAACTATTCGACACTAGACTGATGGAAGATTCACAGGCTGCTGGTAAATGGAAAACAGAGCAAGGTGGTGAATACTTCGCTGCCGGTGTTGGTGGAGCGATAACAGGTCGTGGTGCTGATCTACTAATCATTGACGACCCACATAAGGAACAAGATATTAAAAAAGATAGTAAGTCATTCGAGAAAGCATGGAACTGGTATACATCAGGTCCAAGACAACGTCTTCAACCAGGAGGGAGAATCGTTGTTGTTATGACAAGGTGGTCTACAAAAGATCTTACCGGACAACTGATCAAGGCTCAGGGAGAAGAAAACTCTGATGAATGGGAGGTTGTAGAGCTACCCGCATTGTTACCGAGTGGTGATCCTGTGTGGCCAGAATACTGGACCAAGGACGAACTTGAGAAAACAAAAGCATCTATTCCGGTAAACAACTGGAATGCTCAGTATATGCAATCACCAACAGCTGAAGAAGGGGCTATAATTAAACGTGACTGGTGGCAGGACTGGGAGGACAAAGATCCACCT